TAAGAAAAGCGTGATTGAAATCCTGGCGCGTTTGGACGGCGCAGAACCGAGCGAGTACAGCATCAATCTCCTTACCCTCCCGAAAAAGGTGCTTGATGTTCTGAGCGACCCGGAAATCACAAGCCTTTTTACTTCGCAGGCTCAAGAGAACGCATAAATTTCTTTTGGGTCTGCTACGGACAGTATCATGGAAAAAAGTCGATTTCGGCATTCATGCGGTACTACAAAGCCCAAGAGGAACAGTATGCGCATGATGCCGTTTTTCGGCTTTATATGGCACGAGGAATGCAGATTGCTGTTAAAGCATTGGCAGGGGTTACAATGACAGACTACAGTGAACTGATAGGTGTGAAAGAACCCGACAATCGGACTGGCGATGAAATCGCCGCCGATATCATTGCTCGTGCCGGACTGGAGGTGAAGTGATGGATCTATTTGAACTCGCGGCGAGAATCACGCTTGATTCAAGTGGGTACGAAAAGGGCATACAATCATCTGTGAATAAATCCGATGAAATGTCGGACACAATGAAGACACTCCAAACGCAGTATAACCAAGCGGAATCAAACATCAGGGTACTGCAAAAGGCTCTTGATGATTATACTGCGGAAACTGGCGATGCTTCAGGGGCAGGCGAGGAATTGGCAGCAATGCTTGCTGATGAACAGCTTAAAGCAGAAGATCTGAGAAATTCCATGGATGCCTTGGCGGAGGATGAGGAAGAAGCCGGGGATGAGGCGGAAGAAACAGGCGAAAAAGGCAAGAGCATGGGTGAAAAACTTGCCGCCGCCGCCAAAGTTGCCGCTGCCGCGTTTGCCGCCGTTACTGCCGCCGCAACAGCGGTTGGTGCGGTTGTCGGGAAGATGATAACCGATACGGCCGCCTACGGCGACAATGTGGATAAAATGTCTCAAAAAATGGGCATTTCCGCAAATGCTTATCAAGAATGGGATGCCGTCATGCAACACGCAGGCACGAGCATGGAAACGCTCAAAGCTGGCATGAAAACGCTTGCAACGGCGGCGGAAAATGGAAACGAAGCTTTTGCGCGGCTTGGAATCTCGCAGGCCGATATCGCAAGCATGAACAACGAAGAACTGTTTTCTGCCACTATTTCTGCCCTGCAAAATGTTAGCGATGAAACAGAGCGCACCTATCTGACCTCTCAGCTTCTTGGTCGTGGCGCAACAGAGTTGGGGCCCTTGCTTAATATGTCGGCGGAGGAAACCGAAGCTTTGAAGCAAAGGGTTCATGAACTCGGCGGTGTTATGTCTGACGATGCCGTAAAAGCTTCTGCCACATTTCAAGATAATCTCCAAGATCTTACAACGAGCTTTGACGGAATTAAGAGGAACATCGCATCCGAGTTCCTGCCGGGGGTAAATGATATCCTCGGAGGCTTTACTTCTCTTATCATCGGCGAAGATGGCGCGGAAGAAGCGATAAACAAGGGTTTGGAGAGCATCACACAAGCTTTTGTCCGTCTGCCGGAGCAGATTGACGGCATATTGTCGAATATATCTGCTGTCCTTCCGAGTGTAATTTCAAGCGTTGGTTCTGCTCTTTCGTCAGCCGTCCCACAGCTTATCACAAGTGCAATTTCGATTATTTCCACAAACCTGCCATCTTTGCTCAAGGCGGCGGTTTCCATCGTCAAAGAATTGGGCAAAGCCCTGACATCGAATATTGATATCATAATTGAGGCTGTTTTTGAAATCATTGATGTCTTGGTTGAAACGCTTGGAGATCCGGACGGGCTTGTTGGATTGATTGATGCCGCATTTGAAATTATTTCAAAACTGGCGACTTCGCTCGGCGAACAACTCCCTGTTTTGCTTCCTGCTATCATGCAAATAATTATGGATATCGTGGAGAAGCTGAGTTCCCCCGATAACATTTCCATGTTGGTAGAAGCCGCCATTGCCCTGCTCATGGGGTTGGCAAACGGTCTCATCAGCAGTATCGGCGTTCTCTTGGATCGTGCGCCTCAGATCGTCATTAATTTGATGAACGCAATCATCGACAACGCCCCAAAGCTGCTCGAAGCCGCCGCCGAACTGCTCGATACCCTGTGGGACGGGCTGAAAAATGTCGGTCAAAAAATGCTCGAAATTGGCGATAAAATCGTTCAGGGCATTTGGAACGGTATTTCTAATGGGTATGAGTGGATCAAGCAGAAAATTGAGGGATGGGTTGGCAATATAACAAACTTTTTCAAGTCCATCCTCGGTATTCATTCACCGTCTAAGTGGGCGCAGAATGTTATTGGTAAAAATATCGTACTCGGTATGGCTGAGGGTTTGGATGACAATGCCGATGCTGTATACGATTCCATTAACGACCTCGTTGACGGCGCAAGCGACGCCGCCACGATTGGGCTTGATGGTATCGATCCTGCCCTGGATGTTGGCGATGCTTCCATCACCAAAAAACTGGCAATCGACAATCCCGAAACGGAAGCAAATATCGGCGCGGTGTTCAGTCTGCTCCAGTATTATCTTCCCCTGCTTACCAATCGGCAAATCGTCCTTGACAGCGGCGCAACGGTTGGTGCGTTGGCGGCTCAGATGGATGATGCACTTGGCAGGAGAACCATACTCGCGGCAAGGGGGATGGCGTAATGGGATATTATGACACGCACCTCGGAACGACATTCGGGTTCACATTTGACCCTGTAAAAGGCATCATTCCCCAATATCACAGTTTTCGTGATTTTGGGTTGCATCCTCGTAGTAAACCTGTCATAGAAACGCCCGATGTTCAGACGGTCACGTTCAAAGTACCTGGGCGCAACGGCGAATTTGATGTTACAGAATTTCTCACTGGCGATGTACGTTATAACAACCGTGATGCAAGCTTTGAGTTTTCTCAGATCGGCGGCCGGCGGTTATGGGATGCAACATACCACCGTCTTAAAAACGCACTTCACGGCAAACGGATGAAGATTCTCATTGACGAGGAGGCTGACGGCTATTATGTCGGCAGACTTACCGTTGCCGAACCTGAGTATGATTCGGAAAAAGGCGTTGCATATTTCACAATCGAAGCGGACTTGGAACCATATAAATATTCCATCAACAAAAACACCGAACCGTGGCTGTGGGACAACCTCAACTTCGAAACAGGCATGATTTACGGCGAGGATGAAGGTAACTCGACAGAAGTGACTTCTGCTGAACCGTCTTACATCTACTATAACGGCTACAGAGAAGGTGCGACCGAATTGTGGTTGGCACAGAATACCATGCCGTTTGTTCCTACCATCATCGTTGAAGGATCGGCTTCCGTGACAATGAACTATCCGACAGATGCAGGACGCAAAAATGTTGTTCTTGCCGCAGGGCGCAACAGAGAAGCATTCCCTGATTTTGTTATCCGTGATGAGCCGAACTATGTAAAATTCACTACTGCGGATTCGGAGACGGCAACCGTGACGATGGAATTCAGAGCGGGGTGGTTATAATGTATAGCGTATATATTGACAACCACCTTTTGTGGTCGCCGAGCCTTGCAAATGAGGGCTATGTCATCCTAAATCCATCCGTGAAGTTCGAGTTGAACAAGGCTCCTTCGTTTTCGTGTATTATCGCGCAGGAAAACCCAAATGCAGACAAAATCGTTAAGCTGAAGGGCGAGTTGACGGTTTGGGAGGATGAGAACCGTATCTTCCGAGGCAGGGTGATTTCCTCAAACAAGGATTTCTATGGGCAGATCTCCATTCAAGCGGAGGGGGATATCAACTTCCTGAACGATGTTGCGCTAAGACCGTATTCGCATACCGTCTCCGTAGAAGTGTATCTTCGCAAGCTGATTCACGAATACAATCAACACGTTGACACCGAAAAACGCTTCGGTGCGTATGATGGCGCAGAAACGGCTGAAAACCTTGATTTTGGGCGTTGCACGGTAACAGATAATAATAATAACATTGTCCGCTCAAACAGCGAATACACGCCGATTTTGGACGAAATAAACAACAAGCTGTTGAAGCTTCTCGGTGGGTATATCTTTACGCGGTTTGATGCGACCAGCGGCATCACCTACATCGACTATCTTGCCGTGTCCGGCGAACAGGATACTTCGCAAATCATTCAGTTTGGAGAGAATCTGCTTGACCTGTCTGAGAGTTTGAGCGCAGGGGATGTGTATACTGTTATCGTCCCGCTTGGGGCAAAGCCTGAAGGCAGTGGTAACGATGCGCAAAGGCTCACGATTGCTGACGCAGTTATAAATGGAACGCGGTGGGGGACAGACTACATCGAAAACCAATCCGCAATTAATCGGTACGGGCGCATCGAGCGCATCGTTACATGGGACGATGTAACTGTGGCGGAGAACCTGTGGGCAAAAGGCAACGCTCTTATTCAGGCGCAGGGGACTGAAATCGACACCATTGATGTTGATGCCGTTGACCTTCATTTGATGGGCTTGAGCGCATCGTCTATGAAGTACGGCAACTATTACAGGATCGCTTCTTATCCGCACGGATTCCTCGCCGACACTTGGCTTCAGCTTGCGAAAGTCACGCTCAATCTCATGTCGGTCAGCAAAAACAAGTATTCGTTTACGACCGAGTTGAAAAGCAACACATTCGCGTCCGCATCCCGGCAAACTGCTGAAAACACTTCGGCGGCGGCTACTGTAGCAAACACAGCCGCTTCGGCGGCTTCGGCGGCGGCAACAGCTTTGCAAAAAGTTGGCAACGATTATTCGCAAGAGACAGGGATGACAACAAGCGGATGGATCTATCGGAAATGGCACAGCGGCGTTTGCGATTGCCGTGTTGTTGGCGGTCAGCACAATGTGACGGCGAACGGACAGTACGGTAGCTTATATCGGTATTATGCGGATATCACATTTCCGTTTGAGTTTGTCAATTTTCTTTATACGGTCAACCTGTCGCCTGTTTATCCCACCTTGTTTACCGTTGTCGGCATTGAACATTCGGCGACTACAGGTTTTCGGGTTCACCTCGCATCAGCTTCGGATGCGCTTACACAAATTTATGCCGACATCATGGCATACGGCTTTTGGAAATAAGGAGGGCTTATGGCTACCGATATTATTAATGAAATCAAGGAGTACACGGACGATATCCGCAACCGAATCTACGGCTCAGAGGTTAGAGGCGCGATATCCGATGGAATGGATGCGCTTGCGGAGAATTTGCAAAACGCTGTTGACAATCAAATCACCGAACTTGGTGATTTTTTCAGCATTAAACGACCGTCTTCGGCATCGGCTACAGGGAAGTATGATGTTTCCCGTGGGTCGATTAATGATTCGGGGGTTCGCAGTCCGAATTCGGGTAATGAAACCAGTTGCATCACGAAATACATTACGCTAACAACGCCAGTTATCATTAAGCTTGACAACAATGATGGCGGTTCATTGAGCATTAACCGAGTGCGGGGTTATTTGAATAGCGGTTCAACTTACACGCCTGAGAGTACATGGATTGCAAATGGTGACTTGTCGCCGACCAAATCGATTTTCATTAAGCCGAGCGAAACGAGAACCCACATCTGCGTTTCCTTCAAACATCTTGACGGTTCTGCCATTTCTGATACAGAAATTGACCAACTTATTGATATGTTTGCCGTTTACAAGGAAACCGATGCGGAACTTGAAACTGAGGGCGTTCCTGCTGATGCCGCTGCCACAGGAGGCAGAATCGCAGAAGTCGAAACGGATGTAAATTTTCTTTTTTCTCAAAATGATACCGCTGTCGAAGTATATTCAACATTCGAGGATTTCTCGGGTTGGTACCGCAATGACGGCACGATTGACGATACTGCCAATAAGCACACTCAGCTTCTGCCCATTCGTGGCGGGCAACGGTATTATTTCTCCTACGCATTTGGCACGAGTTGCAACGGCGCGTTTTTCGATCGGCAAATGAACTGGATTGCGCCGTTGCGTGGAAGCACATCTGCTAATCCTGATGTAACTGCCATTAGTGCATCCTATACTGGTGGAGACAACACCTATCTTCCCGATAACGCCGCTTTGGATGAGACTTCCATCAGCAAATATCCTGCATCCATGTATGCTAAGATATACACGTTCGTTGCTCCGAGCAACGCGGCGTATTTCTCGCTTAACGGTGCATCAGCGGTGAATGCCCAACGCTACCGCCAGTTCGTCTCGTCAAAACCCATTTTCATTCTCAACGGTAGCGGAAACTATATTCTGCGCGAATCTGATGTTATTTATCAGCAGTACAAGGACAAAAAGGTTTGTATCATTGGTCCCTCCAACGTTATGATTAACAGGCTTCTGCGCACGAACGCGAACGGCGACAGCATTAATCCAACAACGACTACGGCATACATCGCAGGCTTCCAAGAGTATCTCAAACCGTGGTTCGCCGAAGTTAGAGGCATGGGCTACTCGGGCGCGGCATATGCATATGGGCGAGGGTCTGCAACTGGTGTTGCATCTATTTACACGCAGATTTGCGGTGGCACTGAATCGTTCACGAAAGATGGCGAGGATTACAGTATTACTGTTACCGCGCCTGATTTGTCGGGGTATGATATATTCCTGCTATCGTCTGACCACAATGGTTTGACCGTTGCGACCGTTGGCGAGTTTACAGATTCGGACAATACCTCGTACTGCGGAGCGATCAATTTGATTTGCGATAAGATTCTTGAGCAAAATCCGAAAGCCGAAATCTATGTCAGCAACTTTGGTCTTGGCACAACTCACGAAGTTGCAAACCCTGCCGAACGGTATGCTGCCAACGAACAACTGAGCCTGCTTGCCAAAAACAGGGGGCTGCGTCTGATTGACTTGGGGCGGGATGGCGGTACTACGGAAGAGGGCGTAGGCTACTATCGTTATGATGGCAAACACGCCAACAACATTGGCAACCGCAGAACTGGTTTGAGTTGGCGAAAAGCAATTCTTGGATTCTAAGGAGGCACGACATGAAAATTGATTGGAAGCGTAAATTGACATCTCGGAAATTTTGGGCGGCGGTCGCAGGGTTCGTATCCATGCTGATGATTTACTTCGGCAAGGATGCAGGCACAGCAGAGCAGACAGCGGCTATCATCATGGCGGCGGCTTCTCTTATCGCCTATATAATCGGCGAAGGTCTTGCCGACAGCGGTGTTCACGTTGAAGGCATTAAGGAGGAAGATGACGATGCTGAATGACGATGATGTTTTTGAAGTTACCGAAGAAGAGCCTGAGTTTACAGACGAAACATTTGATGAACTCACCAACGGAAGGGGGGACGAATAATGGGTTACACCAATAGTCCCCTTGTGAATTACAAACTGCTCTCGCCTTGTAACAGCGGCGCAAGAACCCACAGAATCGACCGCATCACACCGCATTGCGTTGTGGGGCAGGCAAGCGTTGAGGGCTTGGGAACGCTGTTTCAGAATTATCAGCGGCAGACTTCCTCCAACTACGGCATCGGCGCGGATGGTAGAATCGGGTTGTATGTTGAAGAGAAAAATCGCTCGTGGTGTTCCTCCTCCAATGCAAACGATCAGAGAGCAATCACCATTGAATGCGCCTCTTCCACCTACGCACCGTATGAAATGAACGCCGCCGTTTACAATTCCCTCATCAAGCTGTGCGTGGATATCTGTAAGCGCAACGGCATAAAAAAGCTGTTGTGGCTCGGCTCAAAAGAGAAAACGCTTGCGTATACGCCCAAAGACGGCGAAGCTGTGCTGACCGCGCATCGGTGGTTTGCGAACAAATCCTGCCCTGGGGAATGGCTGTATTCACGCTTCGGGGACCTTGCCGTGCGCGTAACCCGAGAGTTGGCAACAAGCGATTCCGACAAAAGTCTGTACCGCGTACAGATTGGTGCGTTCTCCGACTATAAAAACGCCGAAAAATATGTGGAAAAGGCGAAAGAAAAAGGTTTTGACGCCGTTGTGCGCGAGGAAACCGTGTATGCTGTGCAGTGCGGGGCCTTCTCTGATTTGGATAACGCTGAAAATTTTGCTGAGGACTTGCAATCCGCAGGATTTAATGCTATTATCAAGGAGGCGTAACCATGGAACTGTCAGTAGGGGGACTCGTTGCCTTGATGGGCATTCCGTCTGCCATTACCGGGTTTGCCGTGTGGATGCTCAAGCGGTGGCTCGAAAAAAGGGAAAAGGCGGCAGAGGACAGGAACACCGCGCTGACGGAGATCCTTGTCGCGCAGGTCATGCAGAACAACGCCACCCTGTCCCTTGCGGAAGCAACGGCTGTCGCGGTCAGCCGAATTCCCGATGCAAAGTGCAACGGCGATATGCACGAAGCCCTGAACGCAGCGAGGGAAATGAAGCGAGAACAACGAGAACTGCTTACAAAAATCGGCATTAAGTTTGCTGTGGATTAAGGAGATCGGAATTATGGAAGAAGAAAAGAAAGTTGTCGAGGAAAAGAAAGTCCCCCCTGTAGACTACGTTGTGCATGAATCCATTTTGGCGCGGATGGAGAGAGCACACAGGCGGATGTGGATTCTGTGCCTGGTTTTGGTCGCCCTGTTCATCGGCAGTTGGGTTGGGTTCTTCATCTACGAAAGCCAGTTTGAGGATGTCAGCGTTTCGCAGGATATCGACACAGGCGAGGGTGATGCTGTACTCGCAGGCGTAGGGGATGTGCATTATGGCGAAGATTCGACAAAAAATTAAAGTACGCCGTAAAAAAACAGGCGGAAAGTCCGGCTATAAAAAATGCAATATGTGCCACGGCACAGGGCGCATCCGCTCAAAGTAAAAAAATCCCTTCGGGTAACGCCGAAGGGTCTTTTCTTTTGTCTATGAGAGAATATTCAAACAGCGAAATGAACGCCATCATCGAAGAATGGATTCACAACGCAAAGCACAGAGCAATTCTGAAGGACAGATATATCAATGGACTGACCTATGAGCAACTTGCCGAGCGGCATGACTTGTCGGTTCGGCACATCAAAACCATTGTGTATAAATCTGAAGATAAACTGTTTTCACATTTTCCGATCTGAAAGAAGGGTGGGGCCGTAAGGTTCTCGCCCTTTTTTTTGTTTGTGAACAAAATGTAAACAATAGAAAAAAGGCTTGATTTTTGCGTGATATAAGTATATACTTATAGACGAAAATTGATTTTGTGGAGAAAAAAAATGACGGTTGTGTGGAAAGAGCGCGGCGAGTGGGGAAAAGAAGCATACACCGCAGAACAATTCAGCAGCGTGGAAGAATTACGGCAAGCTGCAAAGGTGTTTGGTGGCGTTTTAAGTTGCGTTGCGGTATACGGCAATATTTCAAAGGATAAAGCACTTGAATACTATTTCAAAGCAAATACACCGAGATAATAAAACAAAACCGAGCCGGGGCGGTTAATCCCCGGCAGAAAATGAAAAAGGAGTATGAAAAATGGGTGCTTGGGTTCACGTTAATTATTGGGTATCACCGAAAGAAAAAGGGCAGAACGGTTATTTCAAGGAAAAGCTTGTCGAAGTTGATAGCTGGTATACGGTTATGTCTTGTTTCGATGATGACCTTGACGGTAACGAAATCGAATGTGAAACGATTGTTGACGCTTGGCGAATGTGGCAAGAAGAAAAGCGCGGAGATGAAGCAGTAGGACAAGCGCACTCTTGGAAATACCGTTTTTATTATCACAAGATCGTTAAAGAAAACGGGCAGTTTGTAGATTATGTAACTCCGGTTAAAATATACAGGCGCGGTAACAAGATTTTCGCAAAAGCAACAAATGAATAAGGAGAACGAAAAATGACAACAGAAGCACAATTGAGAGCCAACGCAAAATATGACGCGGCAAACACTAAAAAGATTTTGCTGAAGTTAAATATAAAGACGGATGATGATATACTTAAACGCCTTGATGCGGTCAGCAATAAACAGGGATATATAAAAGACCTTATCAGGGCGGACATTCAAAGAACATAATAATTTGCACGAATCCTGCACTGAACAAGCCTTGTCACTTCATTGTGGCGAGGCTTTTTTTACAATTCTCGTTACAATTCTGAAGTTAAAATTTTAACTTTAGGCGGTAAAATTTTAACTTTAGGCGGTAAAATTTTACCGTTTCATGCGCCGATAAGCCTTTATGTGTCAACGGAAAAACAAAAGAACCCTTGTTTTTCAAGGGTTCTCGGCTTGGTGGAGGCGAGGGGAGTCGAACAGTTGTGGACAGGCATTGCAACCGTTGATAAATATAGGATTATGGAAATCCGTTACAATTCCTGTTCCAATTCTATTCGTACATTTCGTTAAAATATGTGTCTATTTTTTTATCAATGGCAAGCCGCTCGGCATCAAAAGTATGCTGATAAACGCTTCGCATGATGGTTGGACTGCTCCATCCTCCGCGTTCCATTGCGTACTTATCGGGCACACCCAGGGCAAGCATGACGGATGCGTTGAGGTGGCGCAAATCGTGGAAGCGGATATGTGGCATTCCTGCGGCTTCCAATGTACGCGAGAACCGTTTATAAATCGCCTGCCCCGAAAAAGTAGTAAGGTATTCCTGCTCAGTCGGCAAAGCGGCTATCAGATCCATTATACGCTGTGGAAGTTTTAATTGCCTTGTGCTTTTGTATGTTTTGGTTTGCGACTTCTCAATATCTTTGCCATCAACGGTGACGATGACGGAATGAATCGTCATTATATCACCGTTGATATCCGTCTTCTTTAATCCTCGTATTTCAGACATCCGCAGGCCTTCCCACAAAGCCAGTAGAACAGGAAGTTCTATGGGGGAATCACGGAATACAGTAATAATATTTTTAACTTCAGGATATTCACGGAACTGCCGCTGTTTTTGCGGTAATGTTACATTAAGCCGAATATCGGGTGCGTATACATGGAACACCGAAGAAAGAAGCCCAAAGGCGTTTCGCACGGTTTTCGGCGACTTTTTCGCGGCAAGCTGATTTACAAGCCGTTGCGCATCCGAAGAGGTAAAATCGCACAACCGAATAAAACATACAGAAGACAGGTCGTTTCTTTTTGTTCTGCGGTAGCCATCAACTGTTGTCGGGGAGAGGATATTTCCCTTTAATTCAATGTATTCGTCAATGGCTTCTCCAATCGTTTTATCTGTTATCGGCTTCCTCTTGGCGTTCACATACTCCGCCGCCATAAGTTCGACTTCTTTTTTTGTCGGGGCCGTGAACGATTTCGCCTTTCCGCCTTTGCCGTCACCGACACGGATGTTCCAGTTGCCTGACGGCAGTTTTCTCGCTTTTGCCATTGAATACCTCCATTACACCGCCAAAATCCGACAATCTTTGTTTCTTTGCAACAAATTTGCAACATTGCAATAACATACTTTTGTTGACATTGCACAAGAAAATATATAAATCTTCGGTGTAACTGACTATTGTAAAACCATAATGTCGGGGATATAATTATATTGTATTTTCCGCCAAAATTGCGACCGTGTTAGCTGAGGCGGATTCGGATAAAGTGCTTGTGCGGAAAGCCAATAAAAAGGAGTGTTGAGATCCGCAGCAGGTTTACCGCAGAACCTGGGGCAAAAGGCTTCTGTCCACCTTGGCCTTTACAATTAAGGTGTTTATAATAGATTGAATACAACAACCACTATAAATATATGGAAGGTGGCAAAGAAGATGCAAGAAGACATCAAAAAAGCGATGGATTTTATTTCTTGGTTTCATTCGTTGCCGGAAGAGGAGAAGGCTGATGTGTACGCCGAGATTGTAGCCGAACGGCGTAATCGAGAAGTTCGGGATCGCTCAAAATAAAATCCAACAAATCAAGTTCCTGCTGAGTGTAATGCTCGGCAGGTTTTTTTATGTCTGTGACCCCAAGTAAATAATCAAGAGATACATCAAAATATCGTGCGACCTTCTCCACCTTGTCAATGGATGGTGTGTTTGTATTCCATTTGTTGACAGTGTGTGAAACGAGGCCGCACTCTTTTTCTAATTGGGCAAGACTTTTTATGCCGTTTGCGTTCATCAGTTCTTTGATGCGGTCAATTAAAGATTCCATGGTGTACCTCAAAAAAAATAGAAAATTTACCCCAAACCACTTGACAATGATGCAAATATGCATTATAATTGCGGCGATGGGGAAAATATACTCCATGTACAACAACCAAAACCCCATACGATTCGTATAGAGAAAGGAGCGTGAAAAACCCATCGCAATATGTGAAATTGTAACGTGGCAGTTGTAATTTAGCATATTTGCGTAGAATTGTCAATATTTTTCAGAAAATTTGCGAAAGGAGGGAGAAAATGGTTGAACGAATCCGTGCGCTGTGCAAGCGGGACCATCTGACGATTCACGCTTTGGAACAGGAACTCGGTTTCCCGAACAACACCGTTTCCAAGTGGGATCGCAACAGACCTTCGGTTGACAGAGCCACGGCGGTTGCCGATTTCTTCGGCGTGACCGTTGAATATCTTGTGAGAGGTGCATAACCATGGCAAAGGTATATTTGAGCCAACGGACGAAGGACGCCGCAATGATTCGGGAAAACATGGTGCTGTTACAGGGAAGTCTTTCTGATGCCGATATGTGCATGAAAATCGGCGCGAGATCGCCTCAGACATGGCGGAGCAGAAAAAAGAACCCGGAAACGCTTACGCTCGGCGAAATAAAAACTCTGTGTGCAAAGTTTCATGTTGACCCTGTGGCGTTCATGACGAAACCGTTGAGCGTTGCATGAAAGGAGAACAAATGAAAAAGGTTATTATCACTACGAAATGGATTCCTGTTGAGGAAGCCATGCCGCCCGAGACGGAGGATGTGCTTGTATTCTATCCCAACAGCAAATACGGAAAAATCCGCATTGACTGTTGGTTCGCCTGTGACAATGGAAGATTTTGTCTTGAGGACACCTACGGCAAAGCCACCCACTGGATGCCGCTGCCGAAACCGCCGAAGGGGGTGCAGTGATGAAGCTTTACGAGATCGATGAAGCCATTATGAACTGCGTTGACCCCGAAACAGGCGAAGTCGATGAAGAACTGCTGAACGCGCTTCAGATGGAGCGTGATAAAAAAATCAACAACTGCGCCGCTTGGGTTATCGATCTGCAAGGGGATGCCGAAAAAATCTCAGCCGAGATCGACCGCCTTGAGAAGCTGAAAGCGCAGGCGGAAAAGAAAGCCGAAAGTCTGAAGTCGTTTCTGAAGTACGCGCTTTCCGAGCAGAATTTCAAGGGCGACCTTTACAGGGTAACTTTCCGCCGTACCAGGGCGGTAAAAGACATGACGGACGAAGAGGTGGAAAAACTCCCCGATGAGTTCAAGGTCGTGAAGACCACCGTCAAGCCGGACAAAAAGAAGCTGAAAGCCGCGATTGACGAAGGTTGGCAGATCCGTGGCGTAGAAATCATTGAAAGGGTAAGCGTGACTGTGAAATGAACGACAGATTTTACAACGCCCTCCGCACCGTGCCTGAGGGAGCGAAAAAAGGCATCACAGGCGGACGGCTCAAGGGCATGACCGATATCAACCCCATGTGGAGAATCAAGCGGCTGACGGAAGTGTTCGGTCCCTGTGGCATCGGTTGGTGGTACGAAGTTTACAATAAACATATCGTTGACGATGCGCAGACGAATCAGAAAGCGGCGTTTGTCGATATCCTTCTGTACTATGTAGACCCCGAAACAGGCGAAACATCCCACGGCATTCCCGGCACTGGCGGTGCTTCCTTCGTGTGCAAGGAAAAAGACGGCTTCTACCTGTCGGACGAATGCTTCAAGATGGCTCTGACGGATGCGATTTCTGTAGCGGCAAAGGCTCTCGGCGTTGCGGCGGATGTTTATTTCGCCAAAGACAGAACGAAGTACACATCCGGCGAAGATGAGCCGAAAAAGGAAGCCAAGCCGAAAGCCGCAAAAAAGGAAGAACCCAAAAACTCGCCGATGGCTTGCCCCGTCTGCGGTGAAACCGTTACGGCGCGAACGGATAAAAAGGGCAAGGAATGGATGCCGATTGATATCCTCAAGGCCTACGGCGGTATGTGCCCGGCGTGTTACAAGAGAATGAACGATGAAAGCAAAAATAATTGATTTCTCGATGGGGTTCAATCGGAAACAACGGCTTACTCTTGAACTGGATGGCGACT